ATCTGTCAATTCTCAGAGAAAGATGCCCCTGGCAAGTCGCGAGAGATTAGTACCCTTAACATTGAGTTTGGTGTCTTGAGTTTGATGAATGAGATAGTGGCATCAAAATTCAGTGAGCAGATACCTGAGGATCTCATAACACATTCATCAAAAGAAGAAGTCATCTACAAAAATGTGACAAATTTTGAGAAAGAGATCACATCAAAAGATACTAGTGAGGTTATATATGTCAATCAAGATAAAAGTAGATTTGGGCCCAATAGAAAGAATTCTAGCATGCTACTCACAGGATTGATGATATCAAAAGATTTGGAAACATATAATAACTATTCATATGCATTACTCAAGTCATCGAAAAGAAAAGTGGCATATCCTCATGAAATTCTCAAGCAATCTTTAGACATAAGGAAAATTGATGTAGATGCCATCAATAGACAGCTATCAAGAGTAAAACAGGCACATAGGACGAAAGATCAATGTCTCTACGAGCATGGATTCACATCAACTGTTATGAATGAAATATTGTCTCAGTTTTACTCAGGGAACAAATACGGGCCGACAGGAACTTTCTATGCTGAACCAGTAGAAGGAATGGCTGGTCAGGGAATTGGAGGGATAATCAGTAGCATTCAACATGCTGCATTGTCGAGATTAGCATCTGAATTTATTCAGAACAATCTAAGGTGGAAATGGAGGACATTTGTCACAAGTGATGACAGTCTAACATGCATTGTGTACCCTAAAGGTGACTCAAAAAGAGTACACAATGGTATAAAGAATTTCATAAGTAGATTCAATTACTCTGGTGGGTTAATAGAAAATCTTGGGAAGTTTACAGCTTCATCACAAGGGAATGAAATGAATGGTTTCTTCATTCTGAATGGAGAACCTATAGTCTCAGTTTGGAAATTTGGCATAGCATATTCTTCTCTGCAAACATCTGGTAATATAGGGGAAGATCTCTTGTCATGCATCAGTAAGTGCAACGATCTATATAGAAGAGGTGGCAGTTATTATTTGTGCTCAATATTAGGATTAACATTAATGACTTTTGTGCTTGATGCATACAGGCTGTGGTCATGCTACTCCTTTCCAGACAATTTGGATGCTGAGAAATTCGTGTGGGAACTACCTCCGGAGCTTTTAGGGATACCAGTAGTTGACCCAGTCACAGCCATCATTAGCCCCATAGGAACTAGAATTTCCTCAATAAGAGCGAATTCATTCAGTGCAACTGAATCATTGAATTATATACGCTTTTTGTTGGAATCCTCTCTAACATCATCCAGATATGATCAAACAAGAAAGGAGCATGAATCTGAAGACACAGTGATTAACAATCACACACACTCTGTGGAGACTCTAGAGGGCTTGAAAGTCGGCTTAAATGCGAGATTGCCACCGACTGTAAATGGTCTAATAGGGGCTCTGAATAGGAGAAATTATGATACAAGATTGGCCATGGAAATAGGGGAGATCATGAAAGATCATCATGGCAAACCAACACAAAGTAAATACAATTTGAAATCAATTTTATGCTCATTGACAGAAGCCCTTCAAATCCCTGCAAAACATGGGACAGCGTCTCGTTCTGTTTTTGATCAATTTAAAGATGTTGCGCACAGTCCAAATCATGCATTCATGAAAGTGTCAGATAACTCTTTTTTCCCCAAGAGTATGAAAGGAAAGAAATTATCTCTCAATGATTTAAGGGGTTTCATCAAGGATACTGGAGCATTGAGGGAGATGAGAATTAGATTTATGGAGACAATAAGCATTGCTAATAGTTTCTCGCCTGCCATAGGAAAGCTGTTACAATTTCTTGTTAAAGAATCTAATAGATGCAAAATTGTATCTGATTACATGTGGTCTTGCAATTTGAGTGTGAATAAGTCTGATTATGATTATGATGAATCTAAGAGAGAAAAATCTAGATTCAAAAACACAAGGAGACGACTACTTGCATTATACCCTGACGCTACTAATGATGATGCTTTGTACGTAAATTTTGATGAGATTAAGGCAGAACTTTATGGCCGCTATTCAAACAACAGCAAGACTCTAGATAAGACATTGAGATACATCATAAGGGACACATATGGAGATATGGAAGAGAATGAAGCCCTTATGCAAAGTGAAAATACTGTGAGCAGGCTTAAAGCTTTGATGCCAGTCAGACAATTGCTGTACACAGAGTCACCTGCTGGTGTTCATGATAGGAGCCATGATTTAATCAATTGGTTGCGCATGAATGCGAAAGATGGATTTGTCTTCTCAACGACCTACAAAATATCAGAATTTGCCA